TTCAAGGATTATGTCACCACTTGGTATACCATCTGCAGATTCAAGACCAAGACTTGGAGTGAAGTCTGATATTTTCAAATCATAACTCAAATGTTCAATAGCTTTTATCTCACCTTCATCACTAAAATTCAGATTTGTTACATGCTCTAATTGTAAATTGTCTCCATCCTCTGTAACAAGAGATTTTACTGCAACAGATGGAGTATAATCTTCCATCTTAAATTGGTTTCCAGCTTCATCATCTTTTTCAAGAGCTATACCAGACTCATCTATAATAATGTCAAGAAAATCTTCATGAACGAGTCTTCTCTTGGAAATGTAAGAATCTTCATCAAGTGCAATGAGGTCTTGAGTATCTTCTGCAACAATGTGTTCAAAAACTCTATCATCGGAATTCTCAAGAACAATCAAATCAAAATCTGAAGTGAAAGTTTCTAATTGAATGTATTGAACTTCTTCATCTACCACATGCTCTTGTTGTAATACTCTTCTATCATTACCCTCAATTATAATATTACTACCATTCTCAGCAACAAGATTCATCCAATCTTCACGTTCTAATGTAATTGGTGCATTAAAATCTGTATCAAAGAAAGTACCAGAACCTATGACTTCTGCTTTTCTGTCATATTCTGCTCTGAGAAATGCTCTACTCTCTCCCTGAAGTGGGTCACTTCTGTTTATTGCAAAAAATCCATTCGGGTCATGTTCAAGTGTCAGAGTGTCACCCGATTCTGTCAAAAGATTATCAAGGTCGAAATCTGTTTCAGATACGAATCTCCTACCATCTTCTGCAAGAAGTTCAAAGTCATCACCACTTTTGAATGTTGCAGAACCTTCAAGTTTTCTAGTGAAACCAGAAACTGCAACATTTCTTGAAGATGCATAATCTAAATCATCACCTATTGTTACAGTCGCAGAAACATGACTAGCAGCATCATCACCTATTTCACTTATGAGTCTATCACCACTTTCTGTAAGATAACCGCCCTCATCTGGGTCAATCTGTGGTGGTACTACTCCCGATTCTCTTTTGAAAATCTGTGAACCAACATCTTGACTTCCTTTTGGAATAATTTGAATTTCTGTTGCAACAATGACCTCATCAGTCATTGAGTCTTCCATTGCCAGATAAACTGGCATCATTCCATTGGTTTCCTCAAGTAATAACAATTCAAAATCAAAACCTTCTGTCTCTGATGGTTGGTCTTCTGTCAATACAAGTCCACCATCCTCCAAAAGCATATTTCCAGTTTCACCTTGACTGCCGTGGAATGGGTCAGTTGCGACAATATTATTACCATCTTCTGTTTGAATGTTCTCACCAGCTTCTGTGAGAAGGTCCATCTGTAATTGATACTCAAGACGAATGTTTGCGGGAATATCTGTCTCTAATCTTAACTGACTACCATAACCCATATCAATATGGACAGCACCCATTTCCTCTTCTGGGAATTGAATCTTGGGTATAATGAAACCGCGAGAATCATCTCTATCGGTGACTGTTATTCTCTGGTCATAAAACACTTCATCTACTTCAAGAACAACGTAAGAAGATAAGTCTGAATCTTTTTCATTCAACAAAATGAAAGTATTACTTGTTTGGTCCGTTTCAAGTCCAGGCGTGGTAGTCTCACATAAAAGTTTTCCACCACCAAAAGAATCCTCAAGAATTATATGACCAAACAAATCGTTATCATCAAGTATTATTTCATCTATACCATCTTCTGTTCTAATTTGTACAGTATCAGTAATTGGTTCAAACAGAACGTAGTTATCTTCAGCCTGTTGTTCTTCAAGTTCAAGATTTGAACCATCTTCTTGAATGATAGAATCATAAAATCCTTCAAACATGATTTTAGATTGGTCATCTTCAAGGAGTAGTGCAAATTGTTCATCTATTAAAGCCGTCTCTGTTGCAAAATATTCTGCACTTTCTTCTAATTGTAAATTATCGGAAGTATGTTCTGTTACAATCTGGTCTGCACCAATTATACTTTTTTGAATTTCGAGTCCAACATAATTTCCAGCATCTTCAGTCCCTACACCAGCATTATCATGTTCCAAAAGTAAATCAAAATCTATAGCTGGAAAATCTATTTTACCATCTATTGCAGTTGGGACTGTAATAACTAATTCTGTATCATTACCAATGCTTTCAACTTGATTATTTGAAGAAACAGTATTCTGATTTGCTAATGTAACTTCGTAAGTTCTGTAAGATGGAACACTTGTAGTGTTCGCAACCATTGCCGTATTAGCTTGTGTATGTTCAATAGTTCTTGCACCACTATTCATAAATCCAGCAGTAGCATTAAGATACATCGAAACCTCACCGAACATTGAGAGTCCAGCTGGATGTACTAAATCAAGAATCTTATCTCTATATGTTGCAACATCAACATCTGTTTTGATAACATAAGAAAAATCTTGATAATAATAATTGTCTTGAAATCTTCCCTGTGCACTTAGGAGTCCAGTAGTGCCAGTAAAGTATCCATCATATTCTGCAAGAGCACCGAGACGTGCAGTCAACTGTGCATTACCATCACCAGTAGATGATGCATTGAGTGTAGGTGCTGCTGTATAACCTGCACCAAAGTTTGAAATCGTGAGGGATTGAATAGCACCAATAGAAATCGATGCAATCTCAATCACTGCATTATTACCATTAATACCTGTGTTTGCAAAAACAGTATTTGAACTGGCTAGGTTTGAAGTAACCACTCTTCTAGTAAGGAGTTCATTCTCTGCAGAGGTATCTGAAGCTGCACTTGGTAATGTAATTGTAAATACGGATGTGTTAGTAACAGATGCAATGGTATGTACGTTATTATACTTGTTGGCATCTGATGTTGCTTTTCCAGAACCAGAGAGTTGTATCTTTTGTCCAGTACTAAACCCATGAGCATTTTGTGTAAGTGTGACTGTAGTTGCAGGAGAACCAGAAGTAACCAAGTTTGCAGACACGAAATCACCTGTCAATACTGCATTTTCTGATACATCATTTGTATATGCTGTAATTGTGTCTGTGGTAGAAAAAGAGTTTGCCGTAGACATTTTGACTCTGAGGAAAGTATTTCCAGTATCTACTAGACCTGTTTTCTTGTCGATAAAATCTAATACTAGTCCAGATGCCGTATTACCCTCATTTTTGATAATCGTATTACCAGAAAAATCATTGGCAATGGCAGAGTTCAATTTCAAGAATACTGAATTAGCACCAAATTTCAGAGGGTCATTGTTGTATGAAGTTGAAATGGTATTTGCAACAGAGACGAATGGTATACTGGCATAACCCTGCCCAGAAGACAGGACTTGTATTGTACGAACTGCTCCAACTTGAGTAACCTTTTCGGTCAAGGTTCCGTGATGTGTATTCGCTGTAACTGCCACTGGTGTGTTTGAAAATGTGATATTTGCACCAGTATCCGTAAACACTGCATTGTAACCATTTGCAGCCATAGCAGTACCAGTTCCATCTTTTTGTGTGTCGAAAACTTGAACTTGGTCTGTATTGATGAAATTTTTAATAGTCTTGGAACCATCATGCATATCAATGTAAACTGAACCTATTGCATAAATTATCGTACTTCCAGCTACAGAAACTACAGTTCCAAACTTCGCAACATCACCATCGTAAGAATTAATGGTTGCAGTTTGTTCTTGATCGTATTCTTGTCCACCATAAGTTCCACTAACCTCTGCATGAAAATGTTTTCCATCCTCACTAACAAATCCACCCTGTTCTCCTAAGAAAAGAAAATCACCCTTCTTTGGAGCTGTTCCTGTGTATGTGGCCGTAAACGTAGTTGTAGCATTTGAAGATAGATGGTCGTTTGCAGTCTTACCTTCAAAATTACCACCTACAGCAGGAAATGTTGAATTAATTACTGTATCTCTGACAGAATTAATAACCACTGCACTAGTAATTACATTTGCTGTTGGTACTATCGATGCAACTCTAGCTGATGCACCAGTTCCACCAGTACCCTCATTCACGAATGTTACAGTATCTCCAACTGTGTATCCATCTCCACCATCTACGATAGTAAAGTCACTGATGGTTGAGTCAGTTACGGATGCAACTTTTATAGCAGCTTCAGAACCATTTCCACCAGACACAACAATGTCATCACCTACATTATAGTTTGAACCACCCTCTGTAATATCAATGGTTGAAAGAATACCAGTAGTTGTTGCAGAACCATAATCACCATTTGCATCTGCAGTGGTCGTTGTGATAGTTTCACCAGAAGAAAAAGTACTATATCCTTTAGTTGCATTATTAGCATCTATTTGTGAAAGATATAGTTCTGAAATTGTTGTTGCACCAACTTGATATGTTACAGTTCTTTCTACAACAGCATTAACATTAGATGTAGCACCCTTTACAACCCTTCCCTCAAAAACATCAAAATTATTAGCCTGGTCGTAATCAATTTTTAAAGTTTTATCAAGAGTCCATCTTCCATCTGAAAGTCTAAGAATATCTGTACTAGGATAATAAAAAGAGACATCTTCTTTCCCATAGAGTAATCTGAAAATATATTTGAAAGAAGCCTCATTACCTTTTGCCCTGTAAAAGTCTTTGATGTTTTTTAAGACTCTACTCTTATCTCCCAACATACCTTTTGGCATACCCTGTAGAAATTCTTTTCTGAAAAGTTCTACAAACCCTGCAGGAGCCTTGTCTACGTTTTGAAATGCCTTTAGATTTCTTGCGGCATTGAGAGGTTGTCTGACATAAGTATCGACTTCAGCAGTGACTCTTGAAGTTTGACCTTCTACTGTTTCACCAATTTGAAAATTACCTTCATTTGTTTCTTCTATGAAAGCTCTGGTATTTCCGTGTTTACCCCTGACAATACCTTTTGCGCCAGATGTTTGTCCCTCTACTGTTTCACCACTTGTGAATTGAAAACCTTGTCGATTTGGATTTTCAAAGTCAATATATTCTACGACTGATGTATTCGATGATTCAAGAGTGATATATGGTGTGGTATTTGCGATACCTATCGAACCACCCATTCCAGAATGATTATTACAATAATAATAAAGATAAGTGTTGGCAACATCTGGTTCAATATAAACTGAAGTTTGTGCTGTTGCATAGCCAGGAACACCCCATGCTACAACATTAATCCCATTTGAATATTCTTCTCCGCCGGGTGTATGTCTTCCATCGGGCATTGTAGAAATTCTGAGAATGTGTCCTGCATTTGTGGAATCACTTTGGTCAAAAATATATGTTATTCCAGTATTAACACTAAGAGTAGGAGAAACTTCACCACCAACATAAAACTTATTTGTTCCATTACTGTATGCATTATTACCAGTAGCAACTGTAACTGTAAGGGTTACATCATCACTCTCTTGTATTGGTTTATCTTCATTCAGATTTACATTTGAAATTGTAAGAAGATTGAGTTCCATAAACTCATAATACTTCTCAACAAATTTTGTAAATTGTGGATGATTTTGTTGAACAAATTGGGGTAACTGTTGTTCAATCTGGGTATATAATACCCCTCCGTCTGAACGCATTAGTATCCCGAACTAGTAGATGTTGAAGTTGATGTAGATACTGTTGTAGTTTGAACTGCCGTATCTCTTCCTGTTCCAGAAGTGTCAATCATTGATATTGAAATATCATTATTTGCAATCAGAAGTATTTGTTCTCTGAAAGGAGTAACATCATTTGAAGAAGGTACTACTGTTACTGAAACATTAGCAGTTCCATCTGTTATAGCAGTTGGAGCAAATGTTGTTAATGCAACTTGACCAGAAGTATAATTAACTGTTCCGACATTATTAGCAACAACAACTCTTGTAGCTCCAGATGTTCTGAAGACTTGTAAAGTACCATTATCATCTTGTAATTCACAATCAATTCTTAATGTTCCGTTATCATCTGTATGACTAAACCTTGTACTAGAAATTGAGACATCCGTATTCGATTCATGCTTTATTTTATTTGAAAATTTCAAAGTATAAGAAGTAGGAGTTCCCAATGTTGGAGCAAATGTTCTTCTCAAATTTATAGAGGTCAAACTACTCTCAATAGATGTTTCTGTTTCATCAATCTGTTTTATCAAAGGTGAGTATCTAAATTGGTCTGCAAAAAGTCCAAGATTCGTGACACCATATTGATATATTGTATTTGAGATTGAATTTTTTATTTGTTGTGCAGAAACAGTTGTTTTAGTTGAATCATATTTTACTGAAGCATTGACTGTAACATACATATAGTCTGGGTCAATCACCTCTGGTGTAATTGATACAATATTTCTGTTTCCAAGGACAGTATCAGCAATAAATGCCTTAGTAGATGTTGATAGAGTCAATCCTGTCTGTGGTTTTACAGCTAGATATACCTTACCATAAACAGGTGGGTCATTGTCCTCTCCACCCCACGCAACAATAGACTCTGCTGCAGGATAGTCTCTTTCAAGAAGTCTTTTGTAATCGTTGATTGTAACTGCTCTATTTTGTGCTTGATAATTTCTTGGAGCATTAAATTTAATTGTACTTATACTATCTCTTTCGGCTCCACCGACTCCATTTGTAACTGTAGAAACTACCACATTTGAATAACCACCGACACCACTCACAGGGACAAAAGTTTTTGCACCATTTGGTTCTACACCATCTGCAACGAGAGAAGAGAGAATGATGATATTTCCCATCACAGGGTTTCTACCAATGACACCATCTCCGAACAATATCTCAAATCTGCCCTCTTCATCTTCTTCAAAATAATACACATTTGCAGTAGAGTTGACAGTAGTTGTGTCATTTGCTGCTGTATAAGTATAGATATTTGAATTTGTTGCAGAAGTTTGAATTTTTACAGCAAGAGTACTGGTATCTGTATTTGCATTTGGTAACAAGAATCTTTGGTCTGGGTCATTCGTATTAGCGGTGTATTTGTGTGTGAGTGGGATACCTTGTGTCAACTCTACGTTTGCAGTAGTGTAAATACCATTTGCATTGACATTTACTGTTGCTGAATTTGCAGTACAGAAAGTGTAACTGATTCCATTAACTGTGGTCGTAAACTGAGTGTCTTTCTCAATTACGATTGTAGCAGGTGTATCAGCTGGAGTAATTGTTAAATCAACATATGCTTTAGCACCCTTCTGAGAGACAGGCGTATAACCCAGATGTTTTGCCCTGGAAACCACTGAACTACGAATAGATGCTGTATCAAGAAACATCTCATTTGCAATCATATTCAAATAAAATGCATTGTAATGTGTATTGTATGCTAAGAGGTCAAGAAGTACAGACAACCCCGATGCATCAAAATCATAATCTGCAAACTCGTTTTGGTCACTCAGGAAATTCTTAAGGTTGGTCTTTATTGTATCAAAATCTAATTCGGATACCTCTAATTTTGAAGCAACGTCTGTCATTTCTATCTCTCTCTTTGTAAGAATAGTTCCAGAGTTTGTTCTTCAATTTGATTAATAATTCTAAATATTACAGCGACTCTGTATCTGTTATTATCTGGATCTGCAACTATACCTATTTCTAATAATTCTGCTCGGTCCTCCCATGCTGAAATGGCTGAAGCAATTTCACCCTCAAGTCGTTCAATAGTTAAGTCAGTCATTGGCTCGAAGAGTAGATTTTTTATCCCCGAACCCAATTCTGGATTAAACAGTCTTTCTCTATTTTCGGTCATAAGGATATTAGATATTCCTCGCTTGACAGAATTAGTATCTGCAACTTTAGCAATATCACCAGTGACAGGATTTGCAATAAAATCCAAGTCAATATCTTTATAACCTTTAGGATAAATGGGCATATTTCCTTTTTATATTTATTTAGTTAAATTAGACAGATTGAAAACTCAATCCAAGGAGTCCACCTAACTTTTCTAATGGGTCAATACCATTAATTTCTGTAGATACCAATAATAAACCCATACTATATTTGTATGTTGCATCTGGTGCACCCTCTGAACCTGTTATGGCAGCTTTTAGTGCATCATTACCTCCATTCGTCTTCATTGGGAGTAGATAGATACCTGCATTTGGAAGTCCAGTTTGTAATAACTCAAGGAATGCATTTATTTTACTCAAAATTCCTGTTAGATAAGTTGTCAAATCATCTATTGCTTCAATCAATGTATCTAAAAATGCTATGGAAGAACTAGCCAATCCTATAAATCCATTTGCAAGTTCAATGAGTCCGTCAAAAAAGTCAGTCCAGCCTGGAATAAGTTGTGCTGCAGTGACCGATTGAAAATCTGGAGCAACTGAATTTGGAGCAACAGCATCCACTCCTAGACATATACCATACTTTGGTAATTGACTATCACTGAAATTATCACCATCATAGTTTGCACCAGAAAATTCTTCTCCTTTAATTCTATAATAGGTTGTTGGTTTTGCACTTGTTGTATTTTGTCTCTCATAAGATTGTGCTTCCATAATCTGTTCATTTGGAACGAATCTGTTAGTCAAATCAAATTTTGGAGTATATTCTATTTCGTAGGTTTTCCAAACTTCCTCTGGATTTAGATTAATTTCTTCTGTAGTCAAATCTATAACATCACCATAATCATCTGTCACTACTTTAAATTCTTTCCTAGTTTTTACTGTAGGACCAACCTCTGTAATTTTTACAATCTGTCCTACAGCACCAGATGTTCTACCTTTAATAAATTCATCGACACCAAATACTCCATATCTTGTATTAACATCAACTCTGACCACCACATTTGCTGGAGTAATAAGGTCATTATATGCATCAATCACATTTTGAAAAGATGGGAATGCACCACCGCTACCTAAGAATGCTGCCAGGTTTTTGAGAGAGTTGATAAAATCATCTATATCTGTGGCAGCGACAAGTATGGCCAAAGCAGAAACATTTACAGAACTACCTGCATAATTTGGTTTTCCAGCTCTAATTTGTTTCGTAATTTGTACTCTTTCAGAATTTGACAATTGAGTATTTGCACTTTCATACAAATGGAATGCTAGATTAGCAGTTGGGTCAAAATTTGAAACAGCAGAACCCTCTACAGTATATGGTCCTTTGTCGTATGTTGTGGCTGGATTAATAACTCTAAATTTTGGTACATCTCCCTTATCGTCAAAAGCATCTGCCATAATTTGTAAACAATCTGGTGCAGGAAGTTGAGGAAGTGTATCAACTTCTTCCGCTTCACCTGTCCATGTTGCAGGGTCGTATCCACCAAGAACTAATTTTGGTGGATTGACAAGTTTTGGTATGGGTGGTGTAAATCCTGCATCACTTTTATTTCTACCTCTTCTGTCTCTATAATTTAAATCTAAATCCGATAACTTCAAAGAAGACCTATATGCATCACTAACTCTAGTGGTTTGGCCAACAAATTCTGAATCTGGGTCATAGATAGTACTTGGTTTAAAAACTACTCTACCATTTGTATCGGTGAGCATTTCTAAACCATAAGTATTTTGAGAACTACTATTCAATTCTCTTGGGTCTACCAAAAGATAATAATACCCAAGATTCCTATAATCATTCAAAGAATTTAGAAGTGGTTGTGCAGCTGCTTGAATTATTGTACCAAGAGGGTCAGAAAATCCACCAAGAATGTCTTTTGCAATTGATACAATATCCTGTACCTGAGATGCTAAACTATTTACAGTCCCTGCAGCAGATGTAGCCGTACCAACTATACTACTTACTACACCACTCTCAGCTAGGGTCTTCTGTTCCCAAGATGCCATCTCTTTCCTTTACAAGTATTTCTCTTTGTTCTTTAAGTTTTTTCAAAGTCTCTTCTGTCTTGGTTTTCAAATCCATAATGTCTTTTAAATTTTCATCTATAATTTTTTTATCTGGTTTTTGAAATTTCATTATCCTCCTACCAATACTGTAGCACCAGAACCCATAATCATTGCACCACAAGTACCTTTGTCCATCATTCTTGCTATTGGTTTATTCTGAGCTAAAACAGACGAAGAACCTGGGCCAATAGTCCCTACATGAGCAGAATTACCAAGTATATGAATAGCAATCATATCTCCTGTAACATGCGGTGGAACATTCGTTACTAAAACTTTTACTGTAGTTGGTGTAATAGGACTTGGTGTAAATCCAGTATGTCCCATTGATATATCACCTGTTATTGAACATGGCATTGGCATAATATCTCCTAACCAAAATGTGAAAATTTTCCATTAGCATAATTATTAGCTAAATGTTGTGCATTTGTAATTGGTAAATCCGTATCCTCTGTAATATCATCTCCGACACTTTTAACAACTGCAGTGGATTTATTACCATCAGCATCTTCTCCTTCCCATATAACATCTTCTTCATGTTGTCCTGTAACTACTGAAGATGCTGTATAAGTAAATGCTGTATTTGCATCTACTGGTTCTGCCATATTCTTTGGGTCACTATAAATTGCTATGGCATCATCTCTATCAGCATTCATATTTTTATATACCTTAATACAAAACTCTTGATATGCATAATCATTAGCATCTAAAGAGCCATGAGTTCCATGAAAGTGTGCTGGATTTTTATATGCTTTTATTGCTCCCCATATTGGTACATGAAATTGTTCATCTGGTCCTACGAATGCTATAATTGATGTTCCAGATATGACAGGTGTATTGTTCTGTTTCTGTATAGTAAAAAATGCTGATGAATTAGCAATTGGGAAACTATTATCAACGTAAGTCAAAATATAATCTCTCTCTGTTATTGTTTCTTCTCCTATATCATTTCCAACTTTAATTGCTGCTCTTCCAGTAGTAGCAGTATTACCAGATGCTATTTCAAAATTTGAATAATTTATGACATTACCATCATCATCTGTGTCAAGTGTTGCAATAGACATTTCTAGCACGTCTGTTGTGAGTCCATTTGCATAACGAAATGTTTTTAGGTGACCAGATGATAATCTTTCAAGATTATCAAATCTTACAGTATTATTCGACTGTGTTATAGTACCAGTAGTCACTGTAGTATTTAGGGCTTTGTTTCTTGCATCTAAAAACTTTGGATAATATGAGTCTAATGACCTAATTCCTTTATTGTTTACACCATCATATACTCCATTTGAAGATATTACACCTGTATTTTCATTTACTTCTAGTCCCATAGCAGTAAAAAGAGATGAATTTGTATCTATTTCATTTTGGAATGAAACTTTATAAACAGAATTAGCGTAAGTAGAATTTGGATAAAAAACGTATTCACCATGTAAATTAGAATCATAACTCATAATAACTCTATTATTTCCTGCATTACCTCCTGCTCTGACAGTACCTTTTATTGGACTTGAGACAGCTATTGCTGCACCACTATATTCAACTGTTTCAAGGTAAGGTTTCCACCAATATTCAGGATGATTAACCCCAGAAGAACGAATAAATTCAATAGAGTCAGAATATACATAATTTACAGATTTTAATCCACTATATGCTGCTGTACCAGCAACTGTAAACTCATCTCCAACCTGAAAACCATGCCTGTAACCACTTAGTCCAGACGATGAAGAAAATATGTATCTGTATCTATAATCATGCATGTTTGTGTAATAAAAACTACCATTTGAATACCAATGTGGTCCTGTTTGATAGTTTCTTCTAATATTCAAAATTTTAGTGACATCTAAATCTGTTTTCAAAACTCCGCCTGGTTTATCAATACCATCGTAGGTTTCTATTGTGAATGTACCACTTACTGATTGAGTACCACCACTAGCAGAAAGACTCAAAGGTACTACATAAGAAAATGTATCCGCATCTGTGACATCGTAAACATAGTGCCACCCATTCAATTGTACCTGAGATGCACCTGTCACATATATTCTATTGTTTGCGTCAGCCAAATTATGATTTGTAGTTGTATTTACTATGACTTTTGCGTGTGTAGCAGGATTAATGTCAGCATTACTTCCTGTTCTACCACCCCCAACTCCGAAAGGTGCAATAGATGCAGTACCTGTGACTGTCAATGCAGAAAGTGGATGTATTTGATACCCCTTGTCTTTTGCAATTTCAAATTTTACAGCACCTGTGTGTTTTTTACCATCACTGGTAGTAGATTTAGATTGTTGTGGTGCCCACATTTCCACTCTTCTAGTAGAAACGGAGTAGAAAATAGTACCTTCCCGCGGGGTCCAATTTCCTTCTCCATCATAATAAGAATAGTCTTTATTTCTTGAATAAGTACCAGTAGTTGATGGACCTTTATCAGTTGTATTGCCTGGAAAAGTTGCAGTACCACTACCACTACCACCACCCTCACCAAAAGTAGCCTCACTAGTTATGACTTCTACAAATGGCATATTTGCAGGCATACTAGAAAGAGTACTTGGAATATTACCACTAAATGGAGTTTTTGTATTATTTGCATGAAACCCCGCGGTTGCATTACTTGTCGATGCAGTCCACCCGACATTTGCTTCAATGTTTGCACCTTTACTGTCACCATCTGCGTAAGGAATAATTGGTCCATAAGATAATGGACTAGTTGAACCACTATCAATAAAAACTACATTAGTTCCAAAACTTGTTCCTACTGATGGTTTATTTGCTGAACCAGCAGTACTCGTTATAAACTCTGCCTTTTCATATACTCCACCTTTAATTGCTATCATGTGATTACCATTAGGTGCTGCAGGATTCGTTGATGTATAACTAGTAGACCAGTAGCTTGGATTTGTACCACTGGCTGGATTATAATTATAAATTCTGGTCTTTTTGTAATTTGTTACTGGAACAGCTGGATTACCATTTGAATCAAGAATTGGATCTCCATTTGCATCAGTTGCTGGTGCACTCGAATCATACACATAAGCATTATTATAGAGAATACCTCCTGTAGTACTCCATGTTAAAGTTGGTTTACCCATATTTCACCTTAGTTAAGCATTAGAACACCACCCTTAACAGTGGCCATTGCACTTCCTTCAACTGCTGCACTTACACTCCCTTTCAGAGAAGCACTTACAGTTCCTTCTACAGAAGCAGTACCAACAGAACTCATTTTAGCACTGGCCATTCCCGACATATCCAATTTGGTCAAAGATGAAATTGTAATACCTCCAATTGAATCAATAGATATTGAATTTAAACCTGCTGTTAATGTAATTCCTGTTAAACCTATCTCTATTGAAGTAAGAGCAACACCTGCTGCACTTGGACCCTTTAAAGTCATTCCTGTTGCTCCAATTTCCATTGTACCTGCTGCAATTAATGGAGTACCACCCATCACTTTTACAAAACTACCAGATGAAAGACTAGGAAATATACCTGTCATTTCCAATCCAAATCCAGCAGTAATTGAACCACCAGTAGCAGCTACCAAATTAAAACCCATACCAGATGATATTCCAACTTGCCCTCTACCACTTAATTGCATACTACCAGAACGTAACTTATACTCACCTCCGACTTTCAATGTTGAGTCACCAGAAATTTCATCTGAATGTTTTGAAGTTTGAATTTGTCTACTGAAAGCTTTTGCTTTCATAATAAGAGAACCACCAGATGCATCTAGAATTATGTCAGATGCATTTACTGAAAAAACATCTGCAGGTGTATTGATTGATACTGAACCACCAGCATCAAATTCCATTGAACCTTCTGATTTATGGAAGTAACCTCTAGTCGAAAAAATATCCAACTTACCCTGAATACTCTCGTATCGGTTACCTACCACCCGCCAGTAATCATTATTTAAAATAATGTGATAGTCTTCATTTACAACCTTTGTAATTCTTTGCCCCAGAGAACCAATTTCTTCAAAAGTACCAGTACGATGATAACGATGTAATCTCTCAAATCCTGGCGTGTCATCAACTTCTATAATATGTCCACTCTCTGATTGATGTACATGATTGTAAGGATATTTGGCACCATAGATACCTTGTGGGTCTGGCTCTGTCCATTTATCTGTAGGATTTTCTGCAACACTAAAACCTGTACCCAATTCTTTTTGCCAATATGTTTTCTGTAAAACAGTACCGAACTGCCCAAACGGACCTGTCGTTGCGAAATTACCATACATTCCACGAGCCATTCTTGGGGTTGTGGGCTCACCTAAAAAATTAATATCTGGGTATCTTGACCTTGTTGCCTGTTCTTCAAGAATGACTTGAAATATTGGAGAGTCGGCACCCACCGATTTACCACCAGTTTTTGAAATGTCTCTGATGTTGGCTGCAGTATTTGCATCAAGTTCTTTACGAATACTTCTGTGAGTTATTTTGAGAGGTGCTCTTGGTACACGTGCTTCCTCTTCCGTGTCATACTTGAGAAGTTTTCTGTTTAAACCAGAAAGAGGATGTGCATCTTCTGGTGGGTCTTCTGTCCTTGGATCTGCAAATGCTTCTCCAACTCCTGCTTGTGCTTCTGGAACACCACCAAGTGTCCCGAAGAAAACTGGTTCCTGAGCATCTTCACCATCTCTGAAAAATCCTACAACCCAAGTACCTTCAACTGGCCCTGTGGGACTGATACCTACACCAGTTTGTGCTGCAGAAGTGATTGGTTGTACTGGATAACACCAAGGCAGAGATTCAGTCGGCATCTCTGCTTTATTGTCTGTATGCCAACCAAGTATTCTAACTCTACATCGTCCCAGATATAATGGGTCATGCCGGTCTTCAACTACACCTTGCCACCAGATAAACCCATCTTTCCCCATATAATTAGCCATTGACTACTCCTGTTCCATCTGGGGTTTGTACTGATGGTGGTTTCAAGTCGAAACCTTTTGAAATTTCTGAACGATAAGCATCTTTAATCGCCTCAATATGCATAGTATATTCTTGATTTGTTATCTTGTGCCGGAGAGCTGTTATTAAAAATTTACCACTATAGTACTTATGAGGTTCCGTTACACCACCTTTTTCTGCACCAGTTGGATTCTCTGATGGAAAATTAAACCAGATTAAATCTCCAACTTCTCTGGATGAATCACCTGGAGCACTAAATTGTACCTTCACAGTTTCGAGTTGTCTACGTTGTGATATTCTTTGTGCCAACCATTCCTCAACTTTTTTATCTGTAGTTTTTGGTGTCTTAGTTGCAGATGAACCATGTACAGTATATGCATCAAAGTCACCCCCAAATCGAAAATCTCCATTTGCATTTTGATATGTGGTAGTCCTTACTCCCTCTGCAAATTTTACTGCCTGTCCCTCATTTGTTGGATAGAGTGTAATATGTGCTTCTGGTCTACCCAGCATATCTGCAGCATTTGAACAAACTTTGCCTGGGTCAGTCTTTACTGCAAGGTCAACCTTTGTTTTTTCCTCTGGAGCAGGTTTGTCTGGATTTGGAAGTTCAACTTCTGCATTAGTTGTAGCATCTATGAAACTTACTACATCTTTTGGTTTGATATAATGAAAATCATTCTTACTCCACCTCATCCTAATGAGGTCATGTGTTATCACTCTGTTTGCATACATACCCATACCAAGATTTTTCAGAGTATCAAAGGAGTGCACCAAACTATAATTTTCTACTGCAAACTTTTTATCTTGTGGAGATAAAGAATCAATATTTCCAGGCTTGAAAGAATATGTTGCAACAAATCCCTTTCTACCTGATTCATTTAAGAGTGGAGTAAATGCATCTTTACCACCAGTACCATCTGAAAAGACAGGGATGAAAGAAGTATTTGCTTTACCGGCATCACTTTCAGTCAAAAACTTATCATAATGAGAAAACTTTGTTGGTGGTTCTATTGGTTTACCATATCCTCTAAAACCCCCAACCATCAAAGTCTCAATTGATATAAATTTAAAACCCTTGAGTGTTTCATAAAACACAAAATTTGCACCCTGTGAAACTTGATTGACTGATATTGCTCTCTTTGCCAGAAAATTTATGGCTTTGAATGGTGTCCAGTTTGGAATTGACGCCGTGTATGGACCTTTGGTTGGTTCTACTAGTAAGTTTTTATTTGTGGGTCTATGATTTGCAGGTTTCTTCTTCCCAAGAAATGCATCATAGAATATGTCCCTGACCATATCAGCTATTGTATATGTTTTATCATTCAATGGATTCTCTGGACGTGCCAAACTCACCAACTCATTTGTTGGATAGTTCTTCTGAACTCTTACCATCATATTTGTATATTGAATATCAGAAACAAAATACATTTTTACCGACCTGAAGTTTTCACTAACCTTTTGTGGTGGGTCTATCTTATAAATTCTGAATCTATTGATTATGAGTTTTTCTAAGTCCGATGGTTTGAGCATTGGATTGTTAGGATTACCAATAGGTCTTGGAGTGGCACCTGCTGAGGCCATTGATATTTCGAGAATTTCTTCACCAATTATAGGTACATTCTCCATAAGACCAACAGCATCGTTTATTGTTATGTCACCAGAAATAGTTGGACTGTATATGTCTTCATAAAAATTTATCTCAGTCCAATCTGGTTTGTCACCATCCTGTAAATCAATAGGACTTTGTGCACCTCTTGTTGGAGAAATAAGAACACATTTCGTAATCTTATAATCGCCAGGAAACCTGCCAGGCTGTTTAGGATTAAATGAACTTTTTGTTTCTGATTGCGCGAGTTGTCCACTCCCGCCAGATTTAGGTGTTGCCATTATCTAAAAGTCTGTCTAGCTTCATCCAGTATCGTAGAAATGAATACTGGTTGAACAAGGTTTATCTTTCTGTTTGCTTCATTTTTGTCTAATTCATAATCATAGTCATAAACAATTTTTCTGTTACCCTCTCCTACTGCAACATAAGATGCATAATCTACTTCTACTGTGACTTCTTCAATCGGGTCAGAAGTGCCTGTTCTCTCAACTCTTGGTCTAATAATCTGTTCATAATGATGGATGTTCGTTTTTGCAGCACCAGCTGAACCATACTTGTTCTGTATATATTTGGTGAAATTTTTGGCATCGAGTGGCCACTGCCAGTATGGGTCTATAATATTGTTAATCATCAATATGACCCAGACATATTTTATGTCTCCATACACATTAAAAGCCAAAATATCTGGTCTTTCGGATTCCTGAATATAATAAGGATAATATGTAGTAATATCTTCCACAATTGCATCTCTGAATCTCTGTCTAATCATCAAATTTGCAGCTGTAGTGAAAGAAGGATTTCTTTGATTCTTACCTTCTATATCGTAAAGTATCTTTGGAAAATTTGAAAAGTATTCTGACATTAGAAGCCCCTAGCAATTTTTTCTTTGGTCATAAGTTGAGTTTCTTTGAATGATAACTGTAAAGTAGTGGTTACTGGTTCACTACCATCATCAAAAAATACTGGTTGTCCAGAAGTTGTATAATCTACGTTTAATGATTCTAAAAAACATTTATCAATTCTGAATAAAGGTTTAACTGTTACTACTTTTGAATTACCTGTTGACCCAACTTGAGTATCCCCATCCAAACCTCTTGGAGTTATTCTTATTTTAAATTCATCTGGATAAGATAAAGTTAAAGAAGATGATGAATTTATGTCTCCACCACTAGACATTCGTGTTTGTGTAGTTGCACCACTTGGGTTAAATCCACCACCTCCATTTGCATCTGTTGGAACGCCTGGATGCATGTGAAATTTGAAAAAATGAACAATTTTATTGATTTCTTCTGCTTCTTTTTTACTTTTCGGCATCATAACAAACGAAAAACTAAAAGTACGAAATCCGCCTGGACCTTGATATATTATGGCTTTATGATGATTTCTTATTCTCCCAACTTTTCTTTCAAGAGCTTGAACTGCAGTTCCTAGTTTTGCAGACGCTCCTGTAGCTAATTCATTGACTGTAGATTTAGCAATGGCAGCACCTATTCCCGCTTCCACACTACTCAACTGTGCTAGAGCTCTAGCTGGTCCCGCATCGAACATATCTGCAGATATATTAGAGTCTCTAGCCAACAAACCCAATCCACCCATTTCAACATCTCCATAAGATTGAGTATACGAAGTCTTCAAAGCGTCTGGTGGAAGATACATTGCAACAATGTCTTGAGGTGCTGGAACATCACTATTAAATCTTGATTTTAATGCTTGAAATGTTATTCGATGGTCACCATTTCCTCTTGATTCTGAGGTATTTAAATTTAATGGATATGAATAGAGTGTGCTCATAATTCTCCGATAGTTATAAAGGTACATAGATATTTATATGGCTTATAAAGGAAAATTTAAACCAAAAAATAGAACAAAGTATAAAGGTGACCCAAATGCAATAATCTATCGTTCTCTCTGGGAACTCCGATTTATGCGATACCTTGATACGACATCATCTATATTGAAATGGTCAAGTGAAGAAGTAGTCATACCATATCGTTCACCCATAGATGGCAGGAGACATAGGTATTTTCCTGACTTCTGGATTAGAGTAAAAACATCTGATGGGTCCGTCAAAGAAAGTCTCATAGAAATCAAACCCAAGGCACAATGTTCCCCACCAAAAGGTCCACCTAAAGACAATCGTAAGAAGAGAAGATACATACGAGAGGTCAAAACTTGGGGAGTCAATGAAGCAAAATGGAAGGCTGCCACTGCATACTGTAAGGATAGAAACTGGAAATTTCAAATACTAACTGAGGATAATCTGACTAAATATTAGTATGGCAGAAGCAATAAACGAGGGTCTTCTCGACAAGTTAAAGACAGCAATAAAAACCAGTACAGCTGGGGCAAAGGCCAGAGCTGCAGGAGATTGGTTCAAAGAAAAGATAAAACAGGCAGGAGCCAGTGCTCGTATGAGAGCAGTTACTCCAAACCAACTCCTGAAAAGACAACCCGAAGATAATATAATGCTCGGGAAGATGTTCTTTTACAAGTATGACCCAAAATGGGCAAAAAAATTACCATATTGGGATATGTATCCATTAGTCTTTCCATTTGAAAGAGCTCCTGGCGGATTCTATGGTCTAAATCTACATTACATACCCCCAAGGGATAGAGCTGTGTTGATGGATAGTCTGAATCAATATGCCAGTAATAATAAGTATGACAGGACCACAAGATTGGAATTATCGTACAGACTTCTCAAAAGATATGGTAGAGCTGTACCATGTGTGAAAAGGTATCTTGGTGACCATGTAGTTTCACAAACTGTCCGTATTGATGCGGATGAATGGGAAATAGCAATATTTCTACCAGTAGAAAGATTCCAGAAGGCCTCGAAAGGTACAGTCTGGAAAGATAGTAGGAGATTCTATTAATGTCATTTAGTGTAAATAAATTAAAGTCTATTGTATACAGTCCTACATATAGAGGATTTGCTGTTGGTAACAAATATGATGTATTAATCATACCAAGAAATCCCGCTTCACTGACAGGAGTTATCACAAGTGAATTAAAAGATTTGAGATTTCTATGTGACCAAGTTGCATTACCAGTAAGAAGTCTGGCCACAGTAGATAGTAACATATATGGTGCACCAACCAAGTTACCATATCAATCAACATACACAGAAGCATCTTTGTCATTTTATCTGACTGAAAGTATGGCACAGAAGAAATTATTTGATGCTTGGCAAGAAGTCATCATAAATGCCAGAACTGGCAATGTAGGTTTTTTTGATGATTATAGTTGTTCAGTAACAATCAGTAAGTATTCATCAAATGTTGAAGCTCCAGAAGGTGAAGCAGATTATGCAGTAAGATTGTTAGATGCGTGGCCAT